GGAACGTTTGAGCCGTTGATTGTATAAACCTCAACAGTTGTTGGATCGTAAGATGATGATGTAGTAAAGTCAACTTTTTGTGGCACATAGAATAATACAGAGCTATTAACATTTGACTTAACTTGCATACCTTGCTCAATAGTCATTGCATAATTGAAGTCAGGAACTGTATTACTTCCTACAGTTACAGAAGGAACTTGTTGATAAACATCTAGCATAACAGTTGCTGCAGAAGTAACCTTTGGTCTATAACCCATCATATAGGCCATAGTATATAAGTTACCCTTTTGCTTAGAGTATTGTAAGAAAGTCTCTTGAATCTGATTGTCTAGATAGAATGACAAAACGTCTCCTACATAAGAAGCCATTTCAATAAACATACTACCAGGTGAAGCCTGAGTAAAGTCATTATAGACTGTAGGGTAATAAGCCTTAGCATATTCGATTAGATCTGCTCTAAACGACGTAAAGTCTTTATTGAGATATTTTATATCTACTTGATTCAACATCTTTATACATTTTGAATTGTCAACGTAACTGAATCATTTTCATTTGATCTTAGTAGTCTATAACTGAATTTTATATTAATTGAATTATAATCTGGGTTACCTATAATCTCTAAAGTAACTATTTGAACATTAGGGAAATTAGCTTCTATCTGAGTTCTGATAGATTGTTTGATATCATCAAAAGTAAGCTGGTCAATTGGTTCAAATAGTCTAGCTCTTAAACCGGCCCCAAAAGTCGGGTTAAATGGCCTCTCTCTTGGGTCTGTCAACAAAAAGTTGATCAAGTTATATTTTGTCTGATCTTTAGTGGTATAGACAGTAGAAAATACATTTGGGGCATCAAAAGGGATTTTAACACCAACCCCGGTTGATGGCCTTAGATCTACTACCGATATTTTCTTTAGTCCGTATGCCATTAGATTTGACCAGTTTCTTTTAATTTATTCATTATCCCAGAGAAGTCTGGAACCTCATTAATCTGAACAGCATTTAGATTTGAGCTAGGTCTAGCAGATCCTAACATTCCTTCTACTGAACCTACTTTAACATCACGAGGTTGGAAAGCTATGGCTGGATGAACATCATCTGAGGACATAGAAAAGTCCTCATTAAGCATAGACTTTGCAGTATCGTTTAAGAAGGCTGCCATTGGGTTATTTGGGGCAAAGTTAATCTGAGGTCTAGCTGCTTTTGTATTTAAAGTACCAGGTATCTTAGACTTAACCTCTTCTTGTAGACTTTTCTGTGCAGATTTTACTACAGGGGCTTGAACCTCCTTTAAAATCTTAGGAAGTTCCTCTTTCAGAACTGCTTTTAGTTCTTCACGAATAAGCTTTCTTAGTGCATTTGCTTTGTCCATATCTTATAAATATTTTACCTGAATATATTTGGTTTTATCCTTTTTGTAGTTCTTTTATCCTTTTTTCTGCTGCCTGGATCTTTTTTACTCTATCTCTTACAATAGCCAGACCAATAGGACCTTGTGTAGCAGCAACTGCAATCTCTTTTTGCCAAGTCTTGATCTTGTCTTGTAAGTCTTCTATTTCTAATTTATTAGCCTCATTAGACTGCTGTTTAATGATACCAGAGCTATATTTTCCTTGAGGATCGGTTGCTTTTAGTGTAGTTCCTAGTTTTCTTGCATTTTCGATCATTTTTCTTCTCATTCTACGTCTAAGTGCCTTACCTCCAGGAAGATTGTTGATAAACGAACTTAAACCTAACTCTTCATCTTGTTCTGCCACAGTTTCCACATCTTCTTGAGTTACATTTATATTAGCAATATCTATTTCATCATCTCCTAATATTTGAGCGGCATCTAAAACAATCACTTCTTCTTCAGCAGTTAAAGAAGCTATGTTGGAAGATACTAAACCTTTTGAAACTAAAAGGGCTTTTACCTCATTAATTATTATTAGATCTAGTGAAGCAAATGTAGGAGTGGACTGTACTACCAGATACCCATTAGAGTCTTTGGCAATACCATATCTTCTTTTTAAATTGATCCCTTCATCAACAACTTCTTCCGTAACTATTTGAATAGTATATTGCCCAAATCTACTTTGAGATTGTTGTTGTTGGTTATTATATTGATCTAAGAATGATTGTAATTTGTCTCCTGTATTACTTAGATTTTTTATTGTGTTCTGTAGATCGTTTACCAAATCTGGATCTACATTCGAACAATTCTCTAGGTTTACAAGAATTACTCTTAATTTTAATATGATATTTTGAATAGCTATTAATAGACTAGTAACAACTATTGCAATTAAATTTATAATAAATGATATTTGCTCTAATCTTTCTAATAACTTTTTAGTACCTTTTTCTTTAAGTTTTGTTTGAACCGTATCAGAAAATGTTGTGATAACTCCAGAAGTCAAGAACATGGCAGGTGCAGGTAATGCCAATATAAATGCTGTAACTATGTTGAATATTCTGATTAATAAAATGCCTATTTTTACAATAACTTGGAGTGTTGTTATATATCCTAATATCTTTTGACCAATAGTATTAATGTTATTAGCAACTCTTAATATATCACGTAAAACTCTTGTTGCAACTGCTGGATTAATAATTAGTTTAGATATGTCTGCTAACTCTTTTTGAATGGCACCATTTAATGAACTATCTATTAAGCCAATGGCATTCTTTGGGTTATTCAACCCTTGAATTATAATACAGTATTGTCTTATATTATCTATTAATGAAATTAACCTCTGTACATCTTCATTATTGATCTGTCTAACATCAGTATACCTGTTAAGTATACCAAAACCATTTTGGAAAAAGTTGTTAGCAAGTCCTAATTGAGGAAAGTTACTAGTTAGTTGAGGATCATTTATCCCCTCAGTTGGACTTAATAGAGTGCTCTCTAACGATCCTTTTATTTGTTGAATTAGAACAAACAATCCCACTTTACTTTGTGGGTTATTATTGTCTGCATAATCTCTATAATATTTGTCTATAAACTGTTGAGTATCGTATGCTTTCTTTTGTAACTGCCATTTTTTTCTAGCAATTACATCATTTTCTGGTGGAGGTTTTGTTGGGTCAAACCTTTGTCCATCACCGACTTGATTTAGAGCATAGTTTAATATATTACAAAAGTCTATAGATGCAATATCAGTTAGTAGGTTTAATATACCTTTATCTAATAGCCTCTTAATTAGATTTGTATCTTGTCTAGGAGCAGACTTTCCGTATAGGATTTTATTTATATCTCCTTGAACTTTGATAATAAATTTGGCTATTGTGCCCAATGCTTTTTCTAGACCTTTAGCAGTAGTAGTGTTGATGTTTAATCTATCGCTTCCAAAATTAACCCACCCTTGATTTATTTTTGCTTGAGTAGTTCCTGCAGCTTGAGTTGTTTGTGCTCTTTGATTTGCAGCAGCAGTAGTTACGGTAGCTTGACCTATAGTCGGTGCTGAATTTACTACATTAGCAGTACCAGTTCTTGGTAAAGGAGCGTTGCCAACTGAAAATCTTGGATCTGCCATTATCTAGTGAATGTATTTTTAGACAATATAATAGATGCACCTGGATTTAATATTTCAGCTATCCTACTAGCCTCTTGATTCAATATTTTTCCAGCAGATGCTATACTTTGCATACTAGAACCAGGGCTTGATGTTGAAACTTGAGCTAACATAGTTCCTGCTGTTGATAAAGCACTTAATATAGCTTGTAGTTGTTGGTTAAGTGTGTTTCCTAAAACAACTGGCTCACCTAAGGCTTCGGCTTTATTTCCTAATTCAATAACAGGAGCTGCTAAAATGATCTTTTCTCCCGCATCTAGATTAACTGTCTTAGTAGAAGATAAACCTACAGCTTGTTTTCCAAACAAAAAGATAGCATCCTTCCCAGAATGGATAGTTACTCTATCACTAGTTAGAATTATTTGGTTACCTTTATATGGAAATACTGGTCTAAACATTATCCTATATTTGCTTGGTCTTGAATTGCAGGAGCTACAATCTCATTTGAAATTGGAGGAGTCGGTACTCTTAATGTAGGCTGCGATATTGGAGTGATAGGTGTACCAAATGAGTTTAATGGGAAGTTATTTATGTCCTCTAAAAAGATCTCTTGTGTACTAGTCATATAGATAGCCGACCCGTCTTTATTTATATTCTCTACGGTATTATTGAATTTGAATGCAGGACTAGATGTTGCTTGACTATTTAATATAATAGTGATAGGATCACCATTCTTTCCAGAGTTAGACCAGGTATTACTAGTCTTCATTTTTGGAACAGTAGAACCAAACCTAATTGATTGACCGAACCTTGCTTGTAAGATGGTGTCTCCTTCAAATGGCTGCAAGTTTCTAACCTGCTGATTTTCTTCAAATGTATAGCCTAGAGGAAGTGACCCTGAGGTAGCTGTCCCAGAATATCCTTGGATATTAACATACTGCTGCAAGAACTTGGAATACTCTTGCATGTTAGGAAATGCACCATGGTTAGACCTGTTCCACAAACTGTAAGGAGGAAAGTAGAAAAACTGTTGGTTAGAAGCACGATCATTTAACTTTTCAGTTGGACCTGCTAATATTAACACTATCTCATTTACTACTGGGTACTGCCTCATAAAGCTAAACATCGGCCAAGCCGGTTCAGATACTTCTTGTGACCTAGACGTTCCTAACGTAGAGTAAAGTAGTTCATATTTTATTTTTCCTATATCTATTGGACTCCCATAATCTGGATCACGTTCTTGGGTTGACCCTTTGTATGGGCCTAGCACAATTGATTTGACACGACCTATCTGGAAGTATTGACCTCCTGATTGGCCGTTATCGGCATTAAAATCTGGACCAAATATATATCCGTTAGCCATTATGCGCTAGGTAGTTGTTTAGGATCTTTAATCTTTATAGTGGACACCTCACTAAATAGCTGTTCGATATCCTTTTCTGTTAAGATACCACTATCTTCTGTTCCTTCTTTCTTGGCTTCGGCAGATGCCTTTTGGAACAATGTAAGGAGTTTCATCAACACCTCATCATTCTTGAGGCTAGAATCCATGAATCCTTTTAATAATGGTACAATGACAATAGCATCACCAGGAGTTTCGATCATATCAGCAAGACGCATGATCTCTTGCTTAATAGTGGAGTCCTGATTCTTATGCTTATTATAGACCTCTTCTACTAGGTCAGCTATGGTTTTACCTTTGAATATTTCTTTCTCTAGTTCCATGACTTTTAGAATAAATATTAATAGTCATGATTTTCAAGGTAGTTGTCTAGAATACTCTTATAGATGGTTTTTAGCTTCTTGATCACTTTGGTGATCGTATTAGACTGGCAATCTGTCATTTCTTTTACATAGATAAACACAGCCTTTTTGTTGAAGATATCGATGTTTTCTCTCTTCTTGAATATCTCCAGGATCGCATCAGCGACCTTCATCTCCTCTGTTTTCTCGAAAAGATCTAGAAGGTTGTCGTCAACATGTTTGATAAAAAGCTCGACTATATCTAGCTTATCTAGCTCTGGTTCTGGCTCTTTTACTATGATTGAGTTGACTAAAGCATTGTCGTCATGTTGCTCACCAATCTCTGCCTTAGACACCAACTTCTTGTAGTTCTTTTGGTTGTAGATAATAAGATACCTTTTAGCAATAGTTCCAAAGTAAGAGTAGGCTTTTCCTTTAGATTGATCATAAAGGTCTATCTTTTGCAAGAGAAAAGAGATCACTTCATACTTCAGATCTTCTATGTTATCAACTTCTGTATAGTAGAACTTAAACGTATGGATAATATTCTCTACTAGCTTGTAGAAGCCGTAGTGAATCCTCTCGTTGTATATTTTATTTCTTTTTGCCTGATTAGGCGTATTCCTATATTCTAGGATAGCTTCCTCAGTTTCAGAAGTAAAATAGTTATTCTTGGTCTTAGGCTTACGTTTTCTAGGTTCACCTTTTTTGGTCAAGAGAACCTCTTCTTCTTGGGCTAAAATATCTGCCATATTATTCTTCTATGTAGTTATTGATTGTTTCTTGCATCTGCTTAACATTTTCCATTAAGCCCAAGAACTCAGGGTCAGATTGAACCCATAGTTTGGAATCAATTAGGTTAGCGCAGGCATTAATCTCTTTCATAGAGCCTTTAACACCATCAATGAATATTTGCTGTCTAATGACCATCGATTCCAACTTTCTATTCTTGTTATACAAGTTCCAAATGATCCAACCAACAACGGTTAGGATCCATAGTGATATTGATAAAATTGTGATAAACATATTATTTTGTTTTATGATTCGACACGACTTGCCATCATATCGGCATGATGTAGAATATGAACAAGATTACATTTCAATTCTGTATCTTTGTTATATGTCATGAAGTAAGGTTTGTTTCCTTCTTCATATAGACCATCATGAAGCTTGATAGCAAGATATTCATTTTCTGTAACCTCAATTCCTTGTTGTTGTAAATAGAACAAGCTACGATCTGATATTCTCATATGAGTAACCTTTGGGTTATATTTGTAGAGAGCACCTTGCTTTTCTACATGCCATTGAGAATCGTTTTCTATATAAACTGGAGCATTAACTGTTCCAAGCTTTCCTAGATCATGGTTAATAGCTGAGAAAACTAACTCTTCTGTCGTATACGTTTTTTTCTGGCCAAACTTGTCCCATACCTTTTCATATACTAGTGATGCTTCAACAACACGAATAACATGATCTAAATAACCACCTGGAAAACAATTGTGGTGATCTATCTTAGTTGATGCTGGAGCCATTACCAACAACTCTTCAAGTGATTTGTAGAACTCTATTAGTTTATCTTTACGATCTCCAGTAATATACTTGTCAATAAGACTGTAAAACTTATTGAGATTATCCATCATTTGTTCTGCTGACAACTTATTCATAACTTATTATTTTTTTAGATTAGCCTTCAGATTCACTATTGATTAATGTTTCAATCTCTAGAAGCTTAGCTCTCATTCTTTCAATATGAGCTTTTAGTTCATCTACAGATCTACCAGTTGATAATAGTGCATCTTGGCCATTAAGAAAATTATTCAATTCGAATATCTTCTTTTGAATTAATTGTTTGTATTTCATATTGTTAATTTACGATTTAATTACGTATTCCACTAATTGATCTATAGAGTATACACCATATGCAGAAACTCCATCTACCAATTTGTGCTTTTTTCCAACCATGTTATAGTCTTCAGCAAAGTAAACTATTTCCTTTACTTGATCGTTAATGTCTAGAATAACGGCCATAGGATATGTATTTACTCCAGATAACTGTTCTACATAATCACACATTTCAGGATCATCATCACAATTAATGTAGTTAAAAGATGTTTTGAGATAGTCTAATTTGTTTCTTAGTGCTTTACATCTTGAGCAACCATCCAAAACCAACAATTTTACTTTTGCCATAATTTATAACTCTAGTTTAAATTCCCCATCTATTTCCTTCATTACTTCATACCAAAACATCTTCTCTTCATCATTAAAAGTATCATAATTTAAAGATAGATAAATGTATAATGCTTCTAGTTGTTCTTCTGTTATTTTTTCATTTTCCATAAAATAATTTTATTATATAGGGTATTGCCTATATATCTAGTGGAAGTTGACGCTGTTTATTGTTTGAAGTTTATATTTAAAAGCCCTAGCGGACTATGACCGTCGGATTTACCGATATTCTTTTAAACCTTCACTTCTAACTATCTTTTTATACCTGAAGCATATCTTAGTCTTAGCTCCTGGTAGCCGTTGTAGGTTACTTGATCTAGCTCTCACTCATGGAATCTCACCAAGCTATGGAGTAGAGTCAAATAGACCCGGCATTAGTTAAGTTCAATATACAACAAATTTTTGAAACAGAAAAATTTTTTTATAAATATTTTTTTTTCTCGTTTTTTTGTCTTATATTAGTTAGATGGAGAATGAACTACTTGTTTTAGGTTTATTGGAGACCGTGCTTGGTAAAGGTAAAGGTTCTAAAACATCGAAAGACTACGCCTTTTATTGCCCGGTTTGTAAACATCACAATCCAAAGTTGATAGTGAACATACAGACTGGTCAATACAATTGTTGGACGTGCCACCCACCTACTAAAGGGAAAACTCCTGTATCACTATTCAAGAAGATAGAAGCTCCTACAGAAAAAATGCTGGAGATGAAGACCTATTTTCAAGGAGATAATACTAAGATTGATACCAATAAGCCTGACAAAGTAACACTTCCAGAAGAATTTATTTCATTATCTAACCCAGACAAATCACTAGAAGCAAGACACGCTTTAGCTTATTTGAAAAAAAGGCAGATTAGTTTACAAGACATACAAAAGTATAATATTGGTTATTGTAAGACTGGTAGATATAGAAACAAAGTGATTATACCATCATATGACAAAGATGGACATGTTAACTATTTCATAGCCAGATCATTTGAGAAAGATCCTTTTCAGAAGATAGACGCACCTAGTTGTAATAAAACAGAGTTGATTGGTCTAGAGTACTTTATTAATTGGTCTGTACCAGTTATTTTATGTGAAGGTATCTTTGATGCAATTGCTATTAAGAGAAACGCGGTACCTTTGTTTGGAAAGTCTATTCCTCAGTCACTCATGTTAAAATTAGTAGAATCTGAAGTAAAAACAGTATATTTAGCACTAGACAAAGATGCTTTGAAAGAAGCATTAGATTATTCACAAACTCTTCTCGATTTAGGGAAAGAGGTATATTTAATCGAGTTAGAAGGAAAAGATCCATCGGATCTAGGCTTTGAAAATGTAACTAAACTGCTTCATAAAGCGAAGCCGTTATCATTTGCAGACCTTCTACTCAAGAAAATTCAATTAATATGATTGAACAGTCAAAGAACGTTTACAAGGATAAATTCTTGAAACGTATTGTTGAAACTGATCCTGAACTAAGACAAATCACACTTCATGACTCTAGATATTATCAAAGGTCCCCCGGTGTTTTTTATCCTTCTGTTACCACTATCTTAGGATATTTCCCTAAAGGTGCTTTCTTTGAAACGTGGTTAAAAGATACTGGACATAATGCTGATATTGTTATGCGTCGAGCAGGTGTTGAAGGTACTCAAGTCCATGAAGCAGTAGAAAAGTTTCTTCAAGGTCAAGAGCTTCGTTGGATCGAATCAGATGGTAGAGTTAACTATTCCACTCATGTATGGAAAATGATACTTTCTTTTGTCGACTTTTGGACTACTTATAAACCAACGCTTCTTTTATCAGAAGAGTTCATGTTTAGTGATACTCACAAGTACTCTGGCACATTAGACCTTCTTGTTGAGTTGAATGGTCAAAAGTGGATCTTAGACATTAAAACCTCTAACAACATTCATGAGAGCTACTTCTTACAGATGTCTGCTTACACTAAAGCTTATGAAGAGAGATATCTTCAAAAGGTAGATCATAATGGTATTATTTGGCTTAAGTCAAGTAAGCGTGGCCCTGACAAATCTGGTAAAAAGATGCAAGGAGCTGGTTGGGAGATCATGGAAGGCAAGAAGACGCTAGACGAATACTTCGATATGTTCTTGCACACCTACGAGACCTACAAGATCATGCACCCAGAGACTGAGATTGAGTTATTGACCCTTCCTAACACGGTTAAACTAGGCCAGTAAATATTTATAGTAGTATGATTAAGCTACTAGACTTATTAAATGAGGTGAAAGGCCAGAAGAAGGCTATTGTAATGGCAGGCGGGGCCGGAGTCGGTAAATCTACTTTTGTTAAGCAAATCAGACCAGACCTAGTAAAAAATGGCTGGATTGAGTTAAATGCAGATAAATATGTAGAAGATCCAGAGTCTGACATGTATAATAATCTGGCCAAGGCTTCTAACAGAATCGACAAGATTGACCTTCCTGATACTATTAAAAGTGGCAAGAACTTCTTGTATGACACTACAGCTTCTAATGTAGATAGGATCAAATCTATCCAAGACAATGGCTACGAGGTCATGATGGTCATGGTTTATTCTAACCCTATTGTTAGCTTCCTTCGCAACTTCAAAAGAGAAAGAAAGGTGCCAACTGTAGGTGTTCTAAGTAGCTGGAATAATATCTACAAGAATATCGAAACATATAAGAAGCTGTTTGGCGATAAATTCTTTTTAGTACAGACAACTATGTCTGATGAAGAGAAGAAAATGGTTGGTGAGTTCGAAAAGGCTTTCAAGCAGAATAAGTTGAAAGAGTTCTTTGAGAGCTTATTATCTTCTGGAGAATTCAAATCAACATTCAGAAAAGATCCTACTAAGCAGAAAAGCCCTGAAGAGATCGCTAAGTCTAAAGCGTTGGTAGACAAGCAGATAGACATACTTTCTGGCCAATTTGACAAGATTGAAAAAGATGTTGAAAGGTTGAAAGTACAAGACATGAATCAAGCTGTTACTAAAGCAAAATCGTTTATTTCCAAATGATCAATATAGACCACATAGGTAGACAAATCGCAGAAGATATTTTAAGAGAGGCATCACCAGATGTTGGACCTTGCCTTTATCCTGGCAAATTCAAACCACCACATAAAGGTCACTTTGAAGCTGCAAAATATCTAGCATCTAAGCCTTATATTAATAAGGTCTATGTTATTATATCTAATGTTACTAAGTTTGGTATAACACCAGAAGACTCTCTTTATATATGGACAGAGTACTTGAAAGCAGAGCCTAACCCTAAGATCAAGGTAGAGATATCAAAAGAGTCAACACCTATCAAAGATATTTTTTCTTTTCTAGACGCTAATCGTGAAGTTGATCCTGTCTACGTTGCAGGTGGAGCCGAAGAGGTAGAAGGTCTAGGTTACTTTGATGCTATACAAAAAAGATTCCCTGATCGAGTAAGAAAAGAAGTAATACCTGATCAGTTTGGTAGAATATCAGCAACACAAATGCGTGCAGCAGTTAAGCAAGGAAATGTAAAAGAGTTCGAGAAGTTTATCCCAGATGCTGCATATAATAAAGGAGTTACCAAAGATGTGTTTGGTAGACTAATAAAGATAATGAAATGACAGACCCACAAAGAATAGCAATCATAGAAGACTTTGTTGAGTTCGCTAAAAATAGGCTTCAAATAAAAGAGTTGCCTAAAATCGAATTTGCCAACAAAAGAAGTTGGGCAGTAGACCGTCGTAGTTTTGGCCAATACAATCCTGGTACAAAGACATTAGAAGTTTATATAGGTAATAGGAATTTAGCTGATATACTTAGAACACTAGGTCACGAGTTAATACACCATAAACAAAATGAAGAAGGTCGTTTGACAATAGGTTCTGGAAACACTGGCTCTGATATCGAAAATGAAGCTAACTCATTAGCAGGCATTATGATGCGTGATTACGGACGCATTAACGATCTCATTTATGAGACAGTTATTCCTTCACTTAAACAGATATATGAAGCAGAAAAGTCTAGAAGCATTCAGATCTATTGTGATATGGACGGTGTGCTATGTGACTTCGACAGTAGGTTTGAACACTACTACGGTGTTCCACCTAGAGAGTACGCTAAAGAGAAAGGCCAAAAGGCTATGGAAGAAGCCGTAGATAAAGTAGGCCCAATTTATTGGTCAAAAATGCCTTGGTTAAAAGGTGGCCGTGAATTATGGGCCAAGATATCCAAGTATGACCCAATCATATTGACAAGCCCAGGCAAATTTATATACGCTAGAGAAGGCAAGTTAGAGTGGATCAGAGAAAATCTTTCTCCTCAGCCAAAAGATATTATGTTTGCTAATACTGGAAAGAAGTATGAAGCGATCAAGGACAAGTCACCAGAAGAGATCAGAAGTTCAATGTTAATTGATGACTACTATCCAAACCTAGCACCTTGGAAAGAAGTTGGTGGTATTGCTATTATGTATAAATCATTTGAAGCGACAAGTAATATATTAGATAAATTCAGGTTAAAATAAGTTGTATGATACCAAATGAGTCAACACTCAAGAAAGAGTTTTCGAAACGTGATGTTCAAAGAATGCGAAACCTAATCACTGGTAAATCTGGTGATAGAACCCAAGTCCAAGCAGGCTGGGAAAGTAAAATACAAGACCATAAAGAAGGTGATGTCTGGGAAGAAGATGGCAAGAAGTGGACCATAAAAAATGGCATCAAACAATCTATTACTAAATTAGACAAACTCAAACATTTAGCGATACTTCCTATCTCTTGCCCAAGTTGTAAGAAACCTATGAAGGTAAACGAGCTTAACAAGAAGATGTTCGCTATTCACCAGATGTGTCTTGATTGTGTGATTGATATGGAAACTAAGCTTAAAGCAGAAGGTAAGTACGAAGACTATGAGAAAAACATTCTCAATTCTAATAAGAATGCTAGCCTAGAAGACTTCGAAAGAGCTCTAGATTCATGGCTTGAAGATAAAGATACATTCGTTTCTGAGCAAGGAGACATTGAATCTTGGTCTGGTGGAGACAAATCTGCTATCTATGAAGAGCTCAAAAAGAAGATAGACGAATGGAAGAAGCAAGATATTTATTAGTAAATCTTAAAAGTATATGCCAGCTACATCTAAACAGCAGCAAAGATTGATGGGTATTGTTCACGCCCTACAAACTGGTCAATTAAAACCAGGAAAAGCTTCTAAAAAGGCTCAACAAATGGCTAAGTCAATGAAAAAGTCAGATGTAAAAGACTTTGCTTCTACTAAACATAAAGGGCTTCCTAAGAAAGTAAAGAAAGAAGAGATGGCTATCCCAACTATGTTCTTGGTTCGTAAGCCAATGGATGGTATGACTGCTGAGAAAATGGTATGTGAGATCAATCCACTTGAAGGAATCCAGCCTCTTAATATAAACATGAATGATGTTCATTCTGTTCATGCTACTGCTGAAGATGCACAACAAATTGCAGCTGAAGCATACCAAAAGTATTGTGATGAGGCAATTGCTCTAGAAGAAAAAAAAGATACTACATCTGGTAAAATCAAAAAGGCAATTGATCAGCTTGAAAAGAAGCGTAAAGAGCATTTGACTCTAGCTAAAGATGATCCTAAAAGTGCTAGTAAGCATAAAGAGCACATCGCTAAGATCGCTACACAGATCGATGATTTAATGACTAAGTTAGAGAGAATAGAGAAGAGTAAAAAGCAAATAGAAAAGGCAGAAGATAAAAAAGAGTTGAAAGAAGCTGACGATAAAAAAATGGATATTAGTTTTGTAAAAGACATTCATGATGAAGAGACGCTTCTTTCAAAATTTCCTAAAGCAAAAAAGTTGTATGACAAAGTTAGCCATGGCTTTTGGGATCTTAATGGAGACAAAAAGATTTTTGCAAGAGTAGATTTTAAACAATCAGGAGAAGGTACTAAAGTAGGAGATTTTGACCCATCTAGCTTTGATATTTCTACAGTTTATAAAATGGTTGGTAAAGACAAACACGGATTAGGAGAACCAGTATATCTATATAAAAAATAAATAATGGAAGCAGTAGGACTATTCATAGGAACATTAATGCAGTCTAGAACACAAGCACATGTGTACCATTTGCAATCACAAGGTGTAGGTTCAGATGCTATGCATAGAGCTTTACAAGCCTATTATGAAGGTATTGTTCCTGTATTAGATAAATTAGCAGAAGGTATACAAGGTCGCTATGGTATCATAACTGGCTATAAGATGGCCGATACTATTCGTGAAGATAATAACGCTAGAATGTACTTTGACGGTCTTTGCAAGTTTGTTGAGACAATCAGAAAGCAAATTCCACAAGACTCTTATATTCAGAATCAAGTTGATGAGATAGTTGAGTTAATTGAAGAAGCTAGATATAGACTTAAATTCCTACAGTAATGAAACAACCTTCAATCGACCAAATTAAAAAGGGTATTGAAGTTGAGATGGAGCATACTGACGACAAACGTGTCGCCTTAAAGATAGCTTTAGATCACCTTAAAGAAGATCCTAAATACTACGATAAACTGACTAAAGCAGGTTTAGAAGAGAAACAGCCTAACAGCCCAGCATATAAAGGTCCGGAAGGTTATGATGATGGATGCGACTGCTACAGAACAGAAAATAAACTACAACTGCACGAAACAGCTAACAGACTTCTTATCTCAGAAGGACTAGCTTACCATTTAGACAATAAGATTGATCTTAACGAGTCTATTTACCGTCCACAATCTACAAATTTTCTAGCCTTATTTGAAGAGGCAAGATCATTATACGAAACAGGCAAGCTTCAATTATCTGAACAAGATGAGTGGTATTTTCAAAACACTGACCTAGGTACTACTGGTATCTACAATGGTGTAAAAGTACCTCTAGACTTTCCAATGACTATTGACTTCTTACTAGAAGTTAAAAAGAAAGCAAAGAAGAAGCAGCCTGAATTAAATAAACCTAAGCGTGGTGGCTCTAAGAAGTTTTACGTTTATGTACGTAAACCTGGTGGAGGCATCAAGAAAGTATCTTTCGGTGATACATCTGGCCTTTCTGCTAAGATTAACAATCCAGAAGCTAGGAGAAGTTTTGCAGCTAGACACAAATGTTCACAAGCTAAAGACAAGACAACTCCTAAATACTGGTCTTGCCGCTTACCAAGATACGCCAAGTTGTTAGGTTTAAAATCTAACTTCTCAGGATTCTGGTAATAGTATGCTAAACTACAATATAGAAGGGTTTAAGTGTCTAGTAAAGCAGTCTTACTTTACAAAAGACCAGAAAGACGACAAGATCTTCCACAACTGCTATGCATTTGGAGTACAGTCTGTTGACTCTAAGATATTGACCTTTCACATCATGACCGATTATGGCATGTTAAGGTCGAGGGTTCCTTTGTCTGAGATATATATCAAACCTCCTGTAAAAGACCTACCATTTCATTTCAAACAGCTTTGGGATTGTTTTGGTTCAGATGCTGCTATAATCAAATACGACTTCTTGAAAGATAAAAAGTGCAAAGTAATATTGAGAGATAAGACATTTGTTTGGGCTACTTACATGTTCACAATTGATTGGCAAAACAACACTTATTCTAATGAGCCTTCTGATTATAAATGTGGTCATGTTTTGGTAGCAGATGATGGTTATTTATTATGTCAGCCTAACAATAGGTTATTCTGGAAAGATTCTAACTGGGTAACAAAAGAGTTTCCTGTTGAACCAAAAAAGATAAAAGTAGACACAGAGCTATTAAATGTAGAGTCTGTTTCAGATAGATGGGTATCAGAAGACACAGATTCATATTATTACGATATCAATGAGACCTTACCAGGAAATAAAAAGTGAAGCTAACACTGTTACAAGAGTGTTTGATCAAGACATAGATCCTACAGAATTAATGTGGCATCGTGATCAAGAAGACCGTATTGTTGAAGCAACTGATCCAACTGATTGGCAGATTCAATTAGACAATCAACTACCCACTTTAATTAAAGGGCAGATATTTATTCCTAGATATGTGTGGCATCGTGCTATTAAAGGAACCGGTAGCCTAACAGTTAAAATAACCAAACTTTGATCAAACTCATAGACATATTAAAAGAAGCCGTTAATCTTCAAGAAGCTTGTTGGGATGGTTATGAACAGCAAGGAATGAAGAAGAAAGGTGATAAAATGGTTCCTAACTGTGTTAGAGTAAGTGAAGCCAAGAAAAAAAAGAAAGGTAAAATCAACCCTGCATATTTGACCAAGGACGCTGCAGCAATGAAGCGTGAGATCGATAGAGTAAAGAAGTTGAAGTCAGATGATCCTTCTGCTTATGGAAAGTGGGAAGCTGATTATGCTGACAAAGGTAAGACCAAGAAGTATAAGACTAAGAAGAGTGCTGCTACTTCTGCCTATGAGAAGAGGTTTGGTAAAAAGAATGAGGACATTGATCCGGCTTCAATTCCTGAACCAGAAACAAAATTGACTAGTCTAGACCCTGAAACAGGAAAGGTTAGTTGGGATGTTTCTTATGAAGTAAAGCCAAAAGAGCTATATAAAAGGTTAGATGATCTAGTAAAGTTTCTAGACAGAGCAAAAGATAACCCAGAATATCTGGCTATTCGTGATTCAGTTAAGAAGCTTAGAGCTAAGACATATAGATTAATGGGCCAAGGTAAACTATGAGTTTAGACTTACAGATATTAAAACAAATACTTATATTAGAGTATAGTGCTGAAGTAGAAAAGGCACTGTCTAATAAGGCAAAAGCTACTGGCATATCTAAGTCAATACTCAAGAGTGTTTACGCTAAAGGATTAGCTGCTTGGAAAACTGGGCACCGTCCTGGTGTTTCACAACATCAGTGGGGTATGGGCCGAGTAAACTCATTTGTGACTGGTAAAGGTGGAGCAAGAAAAGTAGATAAGAAGTTATGGAAGAGAGCAAGAAAGTCAAAGAAGAAAAAATGAGACTAATCGATATATTAACTGAATTAGCTGAAGAGAGGTTGAAGTTTCACCACTCTAATGCACCTGATGCAAAAGGTAAATTCAGAAAGTTGTCGGCAGAAAAGTTGGCAAATTGGTTGATCAGAACTAGAAAAGGTAATATGAGTAGAATTACAGGCTCATTGAATCAACAAGCTAACTTTAATCGTAAAGAAGATCCAGCCTATGCCAGAAAAATGGATAGGACTAGAGAAATAGTAAAAAGAAAATTAGACAAAAAGAAAAAGAAATGATAAACATCACTGAACTTAAGAAGAGACTACTTTCTGAAGCAGAAGAGTTGAGTCCAAAGCAAAAGAAAATTGCTGGAGCTGCTGAGCCTAAAGATAAAATCACAGGCGCAGACTTTGCTGCTCTTCGTGCAAAAAAAGGTATGAAAGAAGGAGACCATGAAGTATCAATGGCACAAAATAGCCTTAAGTCAATCATAAGTTCAGCAAGTCAGTTAATGAACTTGTTAGGTCAAGATGAGAAAGATATCCCGGCTTGGATTCAAGATCATATCACTAATGCAGAGAACTATATTAATCAAGCTTCAAAGAACTATCATGAATATAGCCATGGTGAAGAAGATATCGACGAACTTCCAGATGGTACTGAAGAAGAGCCAGTAGATGATGAGCACAATATGAGTTTAGCTAGTCTTATGGAAAACATTCTAGGTGAAGATGATGATGAAGATTATGGTGACACAGAAATTCATGATTACGATACTGAATATGATACAGGTGTAGATGAAGCAAAGAAAAAACCATCAGCTGGTCTTACAAAGAAGCAAAAGTCGGCTATTTCAAAGAAAGCTAAATCTGGAAAAGATATTGGAAAGAAAGGCAAAGGCTTTGAGAAGATAGCTAAAGCTGCTGCTGAAAAATACGGTTCAAAAGAAAGAGGACAAAAAGTAGCTGCCGCTGCAATGTGGAAGAGCGCTGCTAAAAAAGCAAAATAAGAATGCCTGTGTCTAAGCACGATATATTAAAGACGATACTCTTAAAAGAGTTAGATAGGATGGAGCCTGAAACATCTACGTTTGAGGATGATCCTATGCAATTCATATTGAGAAAGTATGCAGGACTCAAGAAGACCTTAGAGTACTTGATGACCCCGTCATTTGAAGAGTACATCACTGGTATATATGTAGTAGCACCTAAGCCAACTACATTTAAGATCGTTCTTCATAATGGACAGTTCTTCTTTTTACAGTTCATGGGCAAAGCTTATGAAGCAACTGTACAAGGTAAGAAATACTATTTGATGTCAATAGGTGAGAAAGAACGTTGCATGGTTGCTATCTCTAGACTACTTAGATTCGGTAACCCATTAAAGACACAAGGTCCAGAAGGTGCAGAAAAATCAACTCGTGATCAAGAAGGACCAGATACAGAAGCTGGACCAACACCTGAAACAGAACCTGCAGCAGGAGGAGAAGAGGAGTTAACAGAATCTAGAATATTAGAGAGTATATTAAGAGCAGAAGCTTACACAGACTTTCCTAAGTCAGACAAAGAAATAAAAGATCCTAATATAAAAGCACTTTATAAATCATTAAGAGCTATATCTGATATTGAAGATCCTATATCATTAGATCCTCAAAAACCTAATTTTGTTAATATAACAAGAAAGTTTCAAACAGATAAAAAAGCTCTTGCAGCCATTAAAAAAGTAACAGGACAAGACCTCCAACCAGGTGGAAATATTAAGTGGAATGGACTAAACATTAAGTTTGGTGAAGGTTCAAGAGGTGGTCGTGGTGTTAAATCAAAAGGACTTGGTTTTGAAGGTAGTTTAGCAGGAGATCTTGAAAAGCTATCTAAAGAAGGTCTTACTAAACAAAATGCTGAATCATATAATCATCCAGTTCTTATTAGTAAAATAGCTAATGAACTAGGTTTAAAAAAAGGTAACTTTACTGTCCGTTTAGACGGTAGTGCAAATAAACCTAGACCTCTGGCATTTAGTTCCGCAGGCCCTGTTGTATCATTTTCTGGTGAAAGTGTAGCAGAGACTTTAACTGATATTACTGTAATAAAAGAAGGTAAAGAATACTATATATCTGCTAAATTTGGTGGAACATTAACATTCTTTAACTCTGGAGTTGCAAAAACACTCCCAGCAGATGAGATCAAGAAAGGTGAGATCAAAAACCCTAATGGCATCGCTCTACTTAAAACATTGGGAATAGATAATAAATCATTCTGTGCTGTATTTAACTACTACGAAAAAGGTAAAGCAGGACAGTTCAAGCCTAAAAAGATATCTGCTGATATTGGTAAACTACAAAACCTAGTTAGTTCAGGTATAGGATACGGTTATTATTATGCCTCGGCTGGAAAGGGTGAAGATCAATTCTTTAAAATAGACCAGAAGTATAACAAAAAAGCATCTACTATTACATCAGAACCTGTAGTATACTATGGAGGAATTGATGGAAAAGGCAAGAGAATAGACGTTGTATTTGAATCTGATAAGTATTACTTTAAAGTTAATATCAGAAACAAACAAGGTGGTCTATATCCTACTCACATTATGTGTGACTATAAGGCAAAATAAATTTTTTTATTTCAACTTTTTTTTGTATATTTAGCCATAAACATATACTATGGCAAAGCGTGACGCTATATACAGAACCATTAAAACAGTTGAAGGGATCATTTTCCATGTCTACGAAGATGACAAAGGGGTAATCAAACCCCACTCCACAAAAGTAGCAGCAGTACAATACCCTAAGTCTGAGGCCAGACCTGACGAGTATTTTATTTTCGGTGTAAAATATGGATATGACAAATGGTTAGAGCTTTCTAGACCATTTAGACGTGCATTGACTGTCAATGAAGAAGATTCAGGCGATTGACAATATTTATAAGTAAATGTACGACCATGTCATTTAACTTAGAAAAGTATTTAACCGAGAACAATCTTACCATTATCTCCAAGATACGCGAAGATATTGGAATAGATGATGAAGGACCTTCTAAAGCAGATCTTAAAAAGACCGAAAAAGGCTTTCGTGATCTTTACAAGAAGAAGCAAGAGTATGCTGACCTTCAAAAGAAAGTAAAAGCTGTCCTAGCTAAACATGCTGTAAAAGGACCAGATGGCTCTTTGAAACTAAAGGATATTGCTGCCTATAAAAAAGAGGTAGGAAATATGCCTGATCGTCTGAAGCTATTAAAGCAGCAGATTCAACAAATTGAAACACCTGAAACTGACACAGATGAAGAACCAATGGACTAAGATAACTCTAGTAGTATTACTAGCTGGTTTAATTTATTGGTTATTTTTATACCAAGGGTGTAATTCTGACTTCGATACTAAACCATACGAACATAAGATCGATTCTTTAGAAAATCGTATTGACTCTATTAAGCAACAGAATGACAGTCTAGAATCTGGAATTCAACTGTTAGAAGAAACAAACACTTATTTAACTGATCGTGTAGACGTTCTAAAAGATAAGGTTAGTATTCTTAAAGGTGATTTAAAAGACGCTGAAAAAGCTTTAGCTTATAAACCTACTCAAGTTGATAGCTTTTTTATGGCAGCATACCCAGTACAATTTGCTAGTTTGAGTGAAGATACAACACATCTTCCTTTAGAAGTATCTAAGCAAATCACTGTGGATATTATGCAATCTTTTACAAATAAAAAGATTATATTAACACAAGACAGCACTATACAAGGTCTTGATACTCTAGTTAAGAATAAAGATAAAATTATCATCGATCTTAGAAAGAAAGAAGATAACTATATTACTATCGATAAAGAAAGAGTAGAACAAGCTAAGAACTACAAAATCCAAATTGATGGTCTTAAAGCAGACATCAAAAAGAAAAATTGGAAGTTGAAGATAGGTAAATTTGAAAAAGTTATATTTGGAGTAGCAGGCTTGGTAGCTGGTATACTCATAAAATAATATATGTCTGAACAACAGAATATAAAAGAAAGGATAAAAGAGGAGTTTGTCAAATGTGCAACAGATCCAGTATACTTCATGAAGAAGTACTACATGATCCAGCACCCACAAAGAGGAAGGCAATACTTTAATCTCTATCCGTTTCAGGAGAAGGTTTTGAAATTGTTTCAAAAGCATGACTATTCTATAATCAATAAGTCAAGACAGCTAGGTATATCTACTCTAGTATCTGCTTATTCATTATGGTTGATGTTGTTTAACAAAGATAAAAACGTTCTTGTTATTGCAACTAAGCAAGAAACAGCTAAGAACATGGTGACTAAGGTGAGATTTGCTTACCAGAACTTACCAACATGGCTTAGAATAGGAGCGTCTGAAGATAATAGGTTGAGTTTAAGGTTGACGAACGGTTCACAAATTAAAGCGGTATCAGCTGCTGGTGATGCTGGTCGTTCTGAAGCTGTATCTCTTCTAGTAATAGATGAGGCTGCGTTTATCGATAATATTGAAACGATATTCACAGCGGCTCAACAAACACTTGCTACTGGTGGTGGATGTATTGCGTTATCTACTCCTAATGGTGTTGGTAACTGGTTTCACAAAACATATACACTAGCGCAAGAGCAAGAAAACAGGTTTTTGCCTATATCTCTACCTTGGACTGTACACCCAGAACGTGATCAAGCTTGGCGTGACGAACAAGATAGAACGTTAGGTAAAAGAAATGCAGCTCAAGAGTGTGATTGTGACTTTGCAACATCTGGTAATACTGTTATCGAACCAGACATATTAGTATGGTACGAACAGAATATGTTGCAAGAGCCAATTGAGAGAAGAGGTCTTGATAAAGCATTATGGATCTTTGAATACCCAGATCCTACAAAATATTATGCGGTAGTAGCTGACGTTGCTCGTGGTGATGGAAATGACTACTCTGCATTTCATGTTATTGATGTAGAGGCTTTGACTCAAGTAGCTGAATATAAGTCACAAGTCGATACAAGAGAATATGCTAACATATTGTTAAGCGTGGCCTCTGAATATAACACAGCTTTGTTAGTAGTTGAAAATGCAAACATAGGCTGGGACGTTATTCAATCGATAACAGAAAAAGGTTACACTAATATCCACTATAGTTATAAGCAAGATTCAACAATGGATTTTACTAAATATGTGGATAAGTTTAACACACAATCAGGTTTGGTTCCTGGGTTTTCAATGACAACTCAAAACAGACCTTTAGTTGTAGAAAAGATGAGAGACTTTGTAGAGAATAAAGTGGTTGTAATTAGATCAATTAGACTACTTGAAGAGCTCAGAGTTTTCATTTGGAAAAATGGTAAGGCTCAAGCCATGCAATCATATAATGACGACTTAGTGATGTCATTTGGTATTGCAATGTTTTTGAGAGAGACAAGTTTAAGGTATCGTAAGACGGCCGAGAACTTAACTTATGCAGCATTAAATAGTTTCACTAGAACACAAGACACTAGTGTTGCTTACAATGCAAACAATGTTTATAATCAAAACCCTTGGAGTATGAATATATCTACTCCTCAAGGTGGAGAATCACAAGATTTAACTTGGTTAATATAATATAAAATGGCAGAACAACAAAAACAAAATAACTTATTCTCAACCTTGAGACGTTTGTTTTCTACAGACGTAATTATTCGTAATGAAGGTGGAGATATGTTAAAGGTAATTGACACTGATACTATACAACGTTCAGGTGTCATTCAAACAAACTCATTAATTGATAGATTCAACAAGGTTTATACAACATCTACTGCGTATGGTGTTAATCTAAACTTATCACAGAACTATCAATCAGCTCGTGTACAAATCTATGCTGACTATGATGCTATGGACACAGATGCAATCTGTTGTTCTGCTCTAGATATTGTAGCTGACGAATGTACACTTAAGAATGAACAAGGAGAAGTTCTACAAATCAGATCTTCTGATGAGAACATACAAAAGCTACTTTACAACTTATTCTATTCTGTACTTAACATTGAATTTAACTTATGGAGTTGGATTCGTAACATGTGTAAGTATGGCGACTTCTATTTAAAGTTAGAGATCGCTGAAAACTACGGTGTGTACAACGTTATCCCATTCTCTGCCTATAATATTATTCGTGAAGAAGGTTATAACCCAGAAAATCCTCAAGAGGTTCGTTTCAAATATGATCCTAATGCAACATTAGCTTCATCTACTGGATATAGTTCACAACAAAATCGTGATACTGGTGTTTGGTTTGATAACTATGAGATGGCTCACTTTAGATTGACTGGTGATGTTAACTACTTACCTTATGGTAGATCATATCTTGAGCCTGCTCGTAAGTTATTTAAGCAGTATGTGTTGATTGAAGATGCGATGTTGATTCACCGTATTGTTCGTGCACCAGAACGCCGTATATTCTACGTAAACGTAGGTGCCATTCCTCCAGGTGAAGTAGATAACTACATGCAAAAGATGATTAATAAGATGAAGAAAACACCTCTTATTGATCCTAACACTGGTAACTATAACTTAAAATACAATCAGCAAAATTTGTTAGAGGACTTTTTTATTCCTGTTCGTGGAAATGATACCTCTACTAAGATTGATACTGCAAAAGGTCTTGATTATAACGGCATAGAAGACGTTGCTTACTTCCGTGAGAAGTTGTTTGCAGCTCTTAAGATACCTAAAGCTTTTATGGGTTATGAAAAAGATCTAACTGGTAAAGCAACACTTGCTGCAGAAGATATTCGTTTTGCTAGAACTGTTGAAAGATTACAGCGTATAGTTATCAGTGAGTTAACTAAGATAGCTCTAGTGCATTTGTATGCTCATGGATATACTAACGAAAGTGCAGCTAACTTTACATTGTCATTAACTAACCCATCTATCATTTACGACCAAGAGAGAATTGCTCTATTCAAAGAGAAGATCGATCTTGCTAAGAATGCAATGGAAGCAGGAATTTTACCTCGCGACTTCATGTACGATAAGATCTTCCACTTCTCAGAAGATCAATATGCTGAGCTAGAAGATCAAATCATTGAAGACAAGAAACGTAACTTTAGATATGCACAGATTCAAGAAGAAGGAAACGATCCTGCAGAATCTGGACAAGCTTATGGAACACCTCACCAAATAGCTAGTTTATATGGCGGTAAAGAAGATTCCGTATTGAATGTACCACAAGGATATGATGAGAAGCAAGTAGGACCAGGCCGTCCTAAAACACAGACTTCTATTATCTCTACAGATGGTTCTGCATTCGGTCGTGATCCTTTAGGAGCCTCTGCTTATAAGAAAGATGCTGAAACTGGTGAGAATAGTCTCAAAACTAACTTCAAAGGAGGTAGTCCATTAGCGCTTGAATCTACAATGGCAGAGTTCTTGAAAACAAAAGGATCTCTTGAGAAGATGTTTGGTGGTAAAAAAGGCAGAAAAGTTAACCTTTTTGAAGAGTCTGATCTTTTAAGTGAGGGCAATATCAAAGAGGACTTAGATTAAATATATAGATATTTATTACTAGTCGACTTGTACAAAAATTATGGCAATAAAACATTCCAAATATCGTAATACCGGTATTTTATTCGAGCTATTAGTTAGACAGACCACATCTGACCTAATTAATAATCAAGACTCCAAGGCAGTTAAAATCCTAAAAAAGTATTTTACTAATACTGAGTTAGGTAAAGAGTACAGTCTTTATAGCACATTTTCAGCAAGTCCTAAATTGTCTGAAGCCAAGGCCGAGATCTTGATATCTACAATTATTGAGCAGTACAAGAAGCTAGATCATGCTAAAATAGCCAAATTGAAGTACAACTTGATCAAAGAGATCAAGAAAAATTACGATCTAGACAATTTCTTTAAGGCTAAGATAGAAAACTACAAGCCATTTGCTTCTATTTACACTATATTTGAAGGACACAACAGCCCTTCAGTTGATACAAAACAGTTGATTCTAAACAAGATCACTCTTCTTGAGCATCTTACCAAAACACCAGCAGGTGATACTAAGGCTCCAAAGTCTCTAGTAGAAGAGTTCATGAAAGAGGATAAAGAGATTCGTCTTCTTGCCTACAAGATCTTGGTTGAGAAGTTCAATAGTAAGTACGAAGGCATGTCTGAAAGACAAAAAGCAGTACTAAAAGAGTATATTGGTAGCATCAGTGACACCAAGAATCTGAAAGTGTATCTCAACAATCAGCTTGATATTATCAAAGAAGAATTGACTCAGTTGAAAAACCAGTCAAAAGACCAAGTGGTTAAGATCAAACTAGAAGAGGTGCTCAAATTTGTTACTCCTATCAAAGAAAATCAATCAATAAAAGACGAGGTTATAACTGGAATTCTACAATATTTCGATCTGATCGATGAGCTTAAAAAAGCCTAATAGTGAAGAAGCCATTTAACAATCAATTTGCTACTCAGAAGCTACGTGCTGAAACTTCTATGACTAATGTAGGAGGGGCAACCTTTACTCCTGGTACAGGTGAGCAAATGGCAACTAACAAGGCATTCAAAAAGAAGCCTAAGAAAGAAGTAAAAGACGTTGAGCCTAAATTAGCTGCTGGAAAAGCAAAAGTTTATATGAAAAATAAGTGGGGTTGGAAAGATGCTCCATCTATTCCTAACCGCCCATCAAAAGGTGGTTTTATATATAAGCAGTTATTTGAAGAGCTTAGTAGTGCTGTAAAAGAGTTCAAAGATACTGATGAGAATATAAACCCATTTGAGCCTGGAGATAGAATTAAGGTAACTTATGGCAACCAGTTCTATGGTATGAATGGCACTGTAGAAGACGTAACTAAAACACACGTAATCGTTTCTATCGATGGTATAAGTAGAGAGTTCTCTATGCACTATACTGATGTAGATTATGTTGGAGGTGATGAAGATCTAGACGAAGTGTTTACTCAACAAGACTATGAGAGAGTAAAATATGTGTTGTCTAAGATCAGAGACAAGAATCAAAAGCTATATAACGCTATAATAGACGCGCTTTCAGACGTTTATCCTCATGATCTAGATCAAGAATTTGGAGCTGACATTAAAGCCGCAGGATTAAACGAAAACTACTCTAGATTCAAGACTGAAACTAAGACTAGAGGTAAGTCTGACCAGTTCCATCAAGCTGTTCGTGCTGTTAGACAAAAGGTACAAGAGATCAACCGTCTATTTGAATATGTAAGCCGCCTAAAACAAGAACTATCTGAAGCAGAAGGCGGTCTTAAATATAAAATGCATACTGAAAAAGCCCTTGCTAAAATCAAGGACATGGTTAATGAATTAAACAAAAACGTTAAAAAATTCAAGTAAGTCATGGCAAAAGCTAAAGGTGGTTCCAACAGTCAGAAAATCAGTTTCGGTAAACGTAGAAAAGGAAAGGCACACAAATCACATAACAAACACGATAAATCAGAAAGGAACTATCGTGGACAAGGAAGATAAATATTTATAGTATATGACAACTGCAAAATTATATAGTAAGTTTAAGAGTGGCGAAATCAGCCGTGATCGTTTTTTATACGAAGTGCGCCGTGAT